GTGGTCATAGATGTAGGCTTCTTTGATTGGGCCGTCTATGTTCTTATCCCAATACTCTAGGAACTTTCCTATTCTTGGATAGTCTGGTAGTTGGTCTTTCGTTTGCCAAACAAACTCGTTCACTATACTCAAATAGTCTGGAATATAATAGACAACTTGCACTGATGCAACTGTCCATTTTTTGATTATGATTGCAGTCATGGACAATTACCTCTGTGTATAAAGACTTGTTATGGTAGTTCTCTTCCTTTATATTGAAAAAAGGACTCACTATTGTAACTCTTATCACAGATATACATATCAAAATGTGGCTTTGTTCCTACTACTAAATGGTGATACTTACACCCCCACTCTTCTAACTGATTACGAGTAAGTTCTGTAAAATCAGTTCCAGTTACACTCCCTCTTGCAGTCCAATATGTGATGTTATGTCCCTTATCATACAGATCATTAATAACATCTATTCTAGAATAGTGAGGTGTAGCTTGACTATAATGTGTTGATTTGTCAGCGTCATGTGCATCGTCTAATCTAAATGGAGTGTCACATATTGTTCCATCAATATCAACATATATTATTTTTTTATGTTCCATCCTTAATTAACTTCATCCAGATATTTCAAATCATTTTGTGCTTCTTCAAGTTGTTCATACACCATTTTTAGAGCTTTCTTTTGTGCAACTTCGTGATCTACTAGAACCTTTTCAAATATTGCTATTCTATCTACCACTTGTTGTCTGACCTGTGGATATAAACTCTTTGGTGTCTTCTCATATTTATTTTCCTGGCTCATCCACCGACTCCAATCGTTTTTTGTTACTAATCTCTTGTCTTCGTTTAGACAAATTATATAAAGCTACAGTTATTTCTTGTAGCGCCTTATCATCCATATAATCTAGATAGTTGATGATTCTCATTTTCCTTACCTCATTATCAAGTTCAACTTCCATTTGACCATACTCCTTTTGGGTTATTCTTGGTTTTATGTCTTTCCATTATTAGCTTCCTTGCTGAAGGGTTGGCCTCATTCCACTTTTTGGATTTGGCTATACACATTTCTTTATTGTTTGCATACCATTCTTTTTGACTCTTCTTTTTCTTTTCACTCCGTCTTTGTTGTGTTAAGACTGCTTCTTTATTTCTGTGATACCAATCTCTCTTCTGTTTTTTTCTTTTCTGTTCATTAACCCTCAAACTTTCCATTGTGGGAAGTTTAGACAGGCGTTCTCTTTTACCGTGTTTTCTTTCATGTACATCTATAAGTTCAGAAAGACTTTTAGCCATGAATTCTCCTATACAATAGATTCCTTCCAACCATATTTACATATCCAATAGGCATCTACAATATCAGTTGTAGGATTCGTTAGTTTATTTGATTTAGGTCTAAGGGTTTTCTGTAGTTCTACTGGTGCAACACACTGTTTAGAAAATGCATCATACATCAATTCCTTGTTTGCATTACCCTTGTCTGTGGCATACTTTTTAATGACTGTAGGGGGTACAGATGTAACAGTCTGGTGTGCTTTATACATCTTATGTTTAAGTAATCCAGAATTTTCAGCAACGGAACGAACATGAGATTTACCTGAAGTGGCAAATGCATATCCCTCTATGAATACTGTGCATCCTTGTACTATACTCATAGCCCAATCCGATAGTAGGTCATGACGCTGTTCCTCTGTTTCCCATTCTGGATATATGTCTGCATGTAAATTTAAAATTTCATGTGGGGTGGCCCGTTTGAGTCGTTGTGCAGTTTCCAAATAATATACATCACACATATTAAAGTTAAACTGTCTATTATCATCTTTCTCTTTCCATACGCATATTGCAGGTGATGTTAATGAATAATCAATCCCAGCTATTCTCATCATCATGTTCACTTTCTGTAGGCTCTTCAATTGGATTACTACAGAAAGAACAAGCTTCAAGTGATGGTTTAATTCCATCTTCTTTTAGTATACACTTTATTATGTACTCTTCATCGCAGTAATCGCACAATATTTCATAAAGTATATAGTCATCTTCGTGTGTCTTGATTTTTATTGACATCAGTTTTCCTTCATTTAAGTTAAATAATTTCTCTTATCGCCACCGGCTGTGGCTCCTTAGCTCTCTGTGTATCTGCACAAACTCTAGTGACAGTATACACATAATCAGTATTTTCTTGCGTGAGTATTTGCACGTCCGCGAGATTTTTACGGAACCATTCCCACGAATGATCCTCTTCGTATTTTGTCATAGTACACTTGACTATTGCAAATACATCCTCTGGTTTTATTCGCCGTTGAATGCCTGGATGACTCGCCATACTATGAAAGTATCTTGCATACCAATATTCTTTTTCTTCTTGTGGCCAAGGTTTGTGAGCAACCTGTTCAGTTTGTTTCATCTCTATTTCAACAGGAACTTTTTTCTCCACTAGTTCCTGTGATGGTGCCATATTGATTGTGCACCCTGCGAAGAATAATATCATAACGAATATTATTGACTTGTACATTTTTTCTCTAATCTGTATTTCTACATCTATATTGTTTCTTTATCCGTATGGTCTTTTTTCTGTATTACTATGGGGTGGATTTTTATCCACACATTGACGATAGGGGTGAGCGTTATTTTGATTATCGAGTCTTGTGCCTCTCTGATGACCGCCGGTTCCTTCCCAATATCCATAACAACCTGTTCGTATTTGTCTTACTGTTTCACATCCAACGAGTATTGTTGACAACATTATCACTAAAATTAATACTGCTTTGTACATAGGTTTTGTTCCTAGTTACTGAAAACTTCATTGAGTTGACGATTTACTTTTACAAATGTTGTACACTTTGGAAGTGACTTCAATGTTTCAGCACCTGCGTAGGTACAAGCGCTTCGTAATCCACCTAGAATTTCTTCGATAGTATCTTCTACATTACCACGATAAGGAACTTGAACTGCTTTCCCTTCACTAGCACGATACGATTGTTTCTCTCCATAGTATTTCACTTGTGCTTCTTCTGAAGACATTCCATAAAATGTCATTGTATCATTTTCGACATCCCCCTCACATTCCTTATGACCTGCGAGCATTCCACCTAACATCACAAAGTCTGCACCTGCACCAAATGCTTTAGCAATATCTCCTGGCACGGTACATCCACCATCACTCATTGCATGTCCACCTAATCCGTGAGCTGCATCTGCACATTCAATAATACAAGAAAGTTGAGGATAACCAACACCTGTCATTTTGCGTGTGATACAAACTGACCCAGGCCCAATGCCCAGTTTTACTATATCGGCTCCTGCGAGAATAATTTGTTCTGTGGCTTCGGGTGTGCAAACATTACCTGCAACGATGATTGCTTGAGAATGTTTCTCTCTAACTTTATTTATATAATTAAAGAATCTTTCGGTATACCCATTTGCAATATCAATACAAATCCATTTCGGTGTATGGAAATCTAAATCGGCATCCAATCCTACTGTTCTCATTATATTTTCATTCCAACCCCACTCTGATGATTCGACAAACTTACATAGAGCAGTAAGTATATTCTGTTTCATGAGAGCATGAGACATTGCTATCGTTCCTGTATGATCCATATTCGATGCAACTATCGGAATGCCCGTCCAAATATCATCCGAATATTTGAACCTAAATTTTCTTTCTAATACAGCATTTTTTCTAGATACTAGAGTAGACCTTTTTGGTCTTATCAGTACATCTCCAAAATCTAATTTAACGTCTTCTTCAATTCTCATCTTTACCTTCCACTTTTCAGTAGACAAAAAAAATGGGAAAAGCACTACAAGCACCCTTCCCACTCTACATTTATGTTTTCACACAGGGTTTTTACTTCTTGGTATAAATTCCCCAAAGTACCCATACAGCGACTAGTCCAACTAGACCTTCGCTTCCGAGTGACTTGACTACATTGGTAACAGATCCAATGACATCAATGCCAAGGAAAGGAACCGCTGCACCAAACAGTATTTGAAGAACCACGCCTAATGCGACCAACGCAAGACCTGCTTCTGTAAGACTGCGAATCCAGCCTGTTGCTTTTTCTAACATATGAAAACCTCCATTA